ATACGAGATTCGCCTTAGTCTCGTGGGCTCGGAGATGTGTATAAGAGACAGATTTATTATTTCTTCATTGCAAATATAAACAAATTTATCGAAGTTACAAAATATCTGTATAAAAATTCTAAGAGTTTGATACTAGATTCCTCTTCCTGTGTAATTTATAGGCAGTATCTAGAGTCTCACATGTAAAATCCATGTTATTTATTGATTTGTAGTTAATAGATTTCTGGATTATTTCTCTGTACTCTTTCCAGAACTTCAATCCACCTTTACTATCAACAGTTTTTTCAAAGTATCTTGTCACCAAAAATCCGAAAGTATCTGCAATGGTCTGGCTTTCGAATATGTATATCCTTAAATCTGTTATAGCCTTAATAACATAATCAGATCTTTTTATGGGCATTACACCATACCCTTCTTCTGGGAAAAGTTCATCTGATACTATAGCTGTAAAATACCTTCTACCAGAAGGACCATTTTTCCAATACTCAGTTATCAACTGCCTTATCTTAAAGTCGGGTATTCTATGAAGATACGATAAATATACCTTATCTTTCTTGGTTGACCTTCTCTTATATGCAGATGGAGCTTGCAATATTCTTGGTAATATCCTATAATTATTCCACCTATCAAACTCAAGAATCAGAGCATATAAGTCTTTATCCCACTTATTCCCTGATTCTTTAAGCCTTTTCATATTGGTTATTATTCTTGAGTTAGTTATGGATGTTAATAACCAAGATGAATCTCCTGAGTGTATTTTTGCTTCTTCCTTTGATAATCTTTTAATCATTGCCCCGAATAAGTAATCTCTGAACCTTGGCTCTATTGGTGATTTTGGGTTTACCAGTGAAGGATGCAATTCAAAGTAATCAGAGAATAGCTTAAAGAATTTCTCTGCCCTGGCCTTTAATTCTAAATACTTATAATGGGGCATCTTTAGAATCTCTCCAGCTTCCCAAGTAGATAACCCGTTGCCCTGAATAAACATTAGGCTATTTTTCTCTGGATCTGTCAAACAATCCCAGGCTAATTCTTGATGTCTTTCCATATTAGTATTGTTTGTTCATTAGAATCTCTTCAGTACTACCATCTGGAATCTGAGATAAATCTACATCATAGTCTGCAGAATATAGCTTATATTCATCTGACTCATGATATGCAGAGTATAATACATTTTCTCTTGGTACCTCTATTTCCAGACTACCATCCATTTCTGGGTATAACCTAACTAACATCATCTTAGTATTTAGGTTATTTTCCAACAGTATTGCTGGAATCCCTTCGAATGGGTATCCTCTAAGTATTACATAATCTCCAATAGCTACTCTTGTTATGTCATCAGCCGAGAATATCTTATTGGCTTTTGACATCCTTTTGTATTTCTTTACCTCTTCTCTGGTTATGGTAGCTACTACTGAGTAATCATCAAAGTCCTCTGCATTATCTACTCTCAGCCTTTTTCTTTTGGGTCTGTAGTCTAATGACTTTAAAAATGAAAGTATTCCTGGTATATCCTTCTTGAGCTTATTTAAGTAATATCTATCGAAGGCTTTCTCCGGTTTCATACGAATGAAACCGTAATTGAATAATAATGGTACATCTTCGTACTCATTGCTACCTTTACGTGATTTCTTTAATACACTGATAATGGGGATAATGGCCTTCACGTTTTTATACCCCCTATTCTTTAAGTCGGAGTTTATTCTCTTATAGAACTTCCTATCAAGCCTAAATATGCAGTATACGTAGGGGGTTTTCATATTACTTTAATAATTTGCGTACATACTTATGTAAATCTCCATAGTTTATCAACCTCTGTACTTCCTTAAACATATAAACAAAAACATGTATCTTTGGAGTACTTATTTCCATTCGAGAAATTTCTGGTGATTGATCCTTCAAAAAAGAATCCACTTCTTTATTTACCATAAAGAAAGCTTCTCCCTTTGGCATAGAATTATACCTCATAATAAGTACTGGTATCTTCTTAGCCCTTTCTGCATCTCTATTAGCTTGAGTCCAAAAGCTATTTATTTTACAACTTTTTATACCCAGTAGTAAATGCTCAAATTTTATATCCTGATAACTCTTACACTCTACTGATAAAGAAAATCTTTTTGCATGCCTTGGATCAGAACATACTACATCAGAAGATATATTATCTGCTTTTTTCCATCTTAATCCACCACTAGCTGGAGTTCTAGAAAATTCATATCCTGACCAATTTTGGAATGCCTTGCAAACAGATCTTTCAAATCGATTACCTTTGCTTTTACTGTTCTTTCTCATGATTTTATACCTTTATGACCAATAGTCATTATTGGTATTGTGAAAGGCCCCTCTCTCTGGTCACAGTAAGCACCCTGGCATTTGGTATTGGAAGTGATTCTTGATGTGAGATTAAGTATAGGGTTTTATCTCTGTATATTTTTCGTATTAAACCTATCACTAAATCAATATATTCTGAACTAAGGTTTTCAAATACCTCATCCAAGAATGATATATTTATACCCTTAGCTTTAGTCATCACTTCATTCATGGCAAAAGCCATAGCTAAGTTGACCAATTGTCGCTGGCCTCCAGATAACTCTTCATAGGATACTTCTATACCATCCATTATGATTTGGGTATTGAAGTCTTTCTTCACACCTTGTATATCCACATAGAACAATATACTGAACCCCAATACTTCTGAGTATGAATCAAGAGTCTCATTCAATATATCTAATGAGCTTTCAAATAAGAACGCCTTTATTCCCCTGTTACCAAGTGGATCATCCATCACCCATTTGTAATTATCTACCACTACCTTCTTTTCTTCCATCCGATTTTCTATATCAGACAACTTATCTGTTAAGGTAGATAATTGTTCTTTATACTTCTTAATAAGGCTTACGTTAACACCAGTCTTTTTCTCTGAGGATAAGTTTTTGATTTCAGCCTCTATATTGTCTATATCTCTCTGTACCTTTTTTGATTCGTATTCTTTATCTTTTATATCCTCTAACTGATCACGATAGCTTGATATGCTATCTGATATCTTGGAATATTTATCTTGAAACTTCTCTATGTCTCCGAATGCTTTTTTAACACCCATTAGACGTTTCAAAGAGTTCTTAATATCCCCTTTCTTTAATAACTTTATAATAATACCAATAAACTCTTCTAGAGATACCTTAGTTTTACTCCTGGCATCATTTATTTTATCAAGTAATTCCTTTTGAGAATCCCTTGCTTCTTGTATCTTTTGTTCAATTAGGTTCTTCTGAGTTACTGTATCCTTAAGTTCATTTGACTTTTTAGCCTTAGCTAGCATGGATAATTTCTTTTCTAAGGATTTTATCTTTGAAGACAGATCAGTCTTTATATGTTTGGCTTGTTCTTTTAAGTCATCAAGCATCCTTTGCACTGACTGTATCTTTTCTTTGATCGAGTAATATTTCTGATGGATATCATTATACTCTTCTAATGATTTAGTGTAGTATCCCTTGGCAATTTCCCTTGCCTTAGAGATATACCCCAATTCAAATATCTCCTCGAATAAGTCTTTCTTATCAGAGGGAGATTCTTGTATCAACCTTTTCATTCCCTGACCAAACATTATCGAATTCATGAAAAGGTCATAAGACATACCTAAATCAGCTACTATAAGCGCTTGTATATCATTCTTATTTTTATCTGATACCTCTATAGCATCTATCTCATAAATAAGTCTGTCTTTTCCTTTTGATCCATTTACTTCACCCTTATATTTAAGGCAACGTGTTATCTTATGGATTTTACCACTTTTACTAAAGTATACCTCTACTTTAGTACCATGATAATTCTTTTGTCTATACTTCTCCCAAGTATTAACATCTGACTTACCTTTTATATTCTTACCATATACTGCCCATACCAAAGCTGATAAGATTGTAGTCTTACCTTCTCCAGTAGCTCCCCTTATTATGGTTATTCCCCTTGAACCAAGATTTAATTCTAAATATGGTATAGAACAGAAACCCTCTATTATGATATTACCGAACTGTATCATTCTGCCTCCTTTATTACCTTTAACAGAGTTGTCTTTTTTTCCTTATCTTTTATCCCCTTTGCCTTCATATACCTCCTTACCATGGATTTCTTAGAAAGTTCCCTGGTTATTTGAGGGGTATCTTCTACTTCCATAACTTTAGACTTACTAGCAATTACCGTATAGTAATTACCATCATCCATAATTTCATCTTCTGATGATACATCCACAAATTTAGGAAAGCCTTTGAATGGCTTGAATTCCATTGAGAAGTCTTCATATATTTTCCAATAACCAAGTTTACAATTACGATCTGTTCTTCTTTGTTGTAAAGGAGCCCCAACCATGTATACTTTCTTCCCTAACCTTTGAGGTTTATGTATATGACCTATCAATACTAACTTGAATTTGGTTAGTAGGTTTACATTCAAATTCTCTACTGTTCCAACTTCAGTGTTATCTGTATCTTTAGCTCCTGGGTAGTCTGTATGTAACAATAATATGGTTGGCTTTAACATAGCCCCTTTCAATTCAGCTTTTATCAAACTATCCAACCCTTTATTGTGATCAATATATGGGATACCTACTACTCTGAACTTACCAAAATCATGGTATGAAAAATCTATATTGTGTAAGAATGAATACCTACGACATAAATTTGCCCAATGCGATGATGATCTCCTCTCTATAGTATTACTCTTCTGTAAATCATGATTCCCTGATATACCATATATGTTGAATTCTTCACACCTATTTAATTCTTCGAACTGTTCAATTATAATTTCATCCAGTGAAGTACTTATAAATTCTGGACGGTGCATAAAATCCCCGCAAAAGAATGCTGGACATTTATACTTAATACATAAGTCTTTAATCAAATAGAGGACCCTTATATGATTCAGGGTCCTCTTGTTATCTTCATTGAACTTAGAATATTCTCCTAAGTGCAAGTCAGAAAATGCTATTCCTATTACCTTCATAACCGAAGAAACTTCCTAATTAAGTATTCTCTCTTTTCGTGATTCATCTCATCAAGTATGAGAACTTTTACCTTATAACCCATTATATCCATCACTCCAGTATCTGGAACTCCATTACAAAGTTGATATACTTTTGAATCTGGTGTATATCCCCATACTTTTAATAAACCATACATTATTTGGGATACTTGGTATTGATAGTACTTTGATAATACTCTTTTACCGTTGTTCTCGGTTACCCACTCATTAAAGAATTTCTCTGAAAATGGTATGAATATCAAATGTGTACACTGTTTACCAAGTAACATTCTACATAAGTTGATAGCATGATCTAGATCACATTCTTCAATTCTATGGGATAACTTATTAATGAAATATGCTGCAGAATCAAAGTATGATCTATCTGTTACAAAGTTATCTTCCATTCGGAAAGCTTTGTTACGTAGATTCAATACTTGCATATCTTGCATAAATACTGTTTTTGCATCTTGCTGTATCATATCAGCATGTGGCATATCTTTTGTTTCTGGTACTAAATCTGAATATGACCCAGATATGAATGGTATATTCAATAATTCTGCTATTTCCTTAGCTATAGTAGTTTTCCCTACTCCAGAAACACCGGTGAACATAATTTGATACTTACCGTGATACATAAGTCTGTAGTTTTTTGAAAGGTTCTAAAAAATCTGGTATCTTGAAAGATCTTAGGTTAAACTTATCTAATACCATGAATAACCTGTCTTTCCTTATATTATTAGTACATCCTTTTACCCAAGGGATTATCTTTATTGGATACAGATTCAAAGCAGATCTCAAGTCTATCAGAGACTTATTCTTTTTGTATAGTTCTTCTAATTGATCTCTTTCTATACCTTTGAATTCTGCTCCCCTTGTATCAATAAAATCTGCTATACTACCAAACTGATCCAGGAATGATCTAGTCTTTACTTCTCCCATACCATAATAACCTGGTATGTCATCTGACTTATCACCGTTGAGTATAAGGTAGTCAACACATTCTTCTGCTGAATATCCCATTATCTCCCTACATGTTTGATGATGTATAAGAGTCTCCTTGCTTGGGTTGAATATCTTTACCTTCTTATCTAACAATTGACAGAAGTCTTTGTCAGAGGATATTATCAGTGATTTGCCTTTATGGTTTATTACTAACCAAGCAATGTAATCATCTGATTCATGTCCCAATCCTTTATTGTCTATGATCATTTGAACTCCAAGTAATCTCAATATCCTTCTCAACAAAGCCAATTGTTTATTGAAGTCTTCATAATCCATACTTACCTTACTTCTGTGAGCTTTATAACCCTCCAATAAGTCATTACGGAAGTTTGATGATTTACTCCTATGTGTATCAAATGTAATTACCACATGACTTGGCTTAAACCTTACAAGGTATGAACCAAATATTCTTAAGAACCCATATACTAATCCTGTTCCAGCTCCATTATTAGCTTTAAGATTCTTAAACTTATGGTATGAACGGTGAGCAAGGTTACTACCGTCCACTACCATAAGCATTCTTGGCTTTCTACCCCTCGTCTGGGATGATTTCATCTTCTTCTGTATCATCTGATTCTATTTGAGATTCATAGTCTAAATCTTCATCAACAGGGAACATGTTTCGTGTAATCTTCTTTAGTTTACGCTTAGTTGTTCCTATAGTATTTATTCCTGCTGCCCTGAGTAATTTTTTCCTAAGATCTCCATCTTCTTCTATCAACCTATGGAAAGCATCTTCACCACGGCATAGTTTATTACCCTCGAACACGTATGTACCTCCACCAAGCTTTTCAATTACACCAGCATCTTCTAAAGATTCTTCTAACCAGAAGTATCTATCGAATCCAATCTCATGATACTTTGGGTTGAAATATATCGGGGCTTTAGATATGGTTTCTCTTGGGGGAGATACCTTGTTCTTTTTCATCTGAATAGTTACATACTTACCTGCCCGTCTTTCCTTACCTTTATACTTAATCTTTAGAGTCTTACCTGAAAAGAAAGCCAACCTGATTGAAGCATAAAACTTAAGAGCAGCACCTCCGGGAGTTGTGTTAGTATCTTGACCAAATCCTGCTCCCAGTTTACTACGCAATTGATTGATACACACCATAGTTACACCTAAGCGATAGAATAATTCATTCCTTATTCTGAACATCTTATATATCTGCTTAGCTCGGTTACCCATCTCGGCTTTACCATCTGCCATCTTTGCATCTATGGCTTCTATTGAATCAAGAGCAGCTATTGAATCTATCACAACTATGATAGGTTCATTATTCACTAACTTTGATCTCCAATATATTGCTAAGTCTGCTATTGCATCAGATATTGTTTCTATACGGGTATCATTTAATACTGTTACTCTTTCTGGATCCAATCCATTCTCTTCTGCCCATGAATTCATCCATGCTTGTTCTGCATCTACCCATATTACATGACCACCCAGTTGTTGAGTAGCATAAGCAAAGTTATATGCTATCAGTGATTTTCCAGATGATTCCTCACCCATTATTTCAATTATCTTACCGAATGGTACACCACCACCCATTTGATAATTGAGAGCAAAGAAAGTAGATGGAATCCATAATCCATGATGATTTATGGTACTAGCTTTAAATTGTAAAGATGACCCATACTTCTTGAGTATCTCATTTTGTGTTGGTACCTTAAATTTCCTGCCTCCTGATTTCTTGGGAGCTTTTGCCTTTCTTGCCATACTTATTTGATATTAGATGAAAAGAGTGGGATATAATTTATATCCCACTCCCTGTTTAGGTATATATCTAGAAATTTTAGATATCACCCTTATATTTCTTTCCGTTTTTCTTCTTTTTATCTGCTAGCTTGCTCTTAGAAGATTTTACGGGTGCATCATCTTCATCCTCATCATCACCTCCTTCATTAAGGAAAGATGCCAACTTCTCTTCCAATTGATCATAGGGAAGGATACTTGCTCTTACTGCCTTCTCAAGATCTACATCCTCTCTGTATTTTTTATCAAGCTTTGTTTTCTGGCATGGAGATACAGAATAGCTGGTATCCATCTTACCTGATCCAGTTCTAGTAATCTTGATATCATACCCCTCAATTGGATCGGTCATATCACCCCAATCCTCCTCATCAAGGTATAAATCTATGATATCCTGATATACCGAACGTGGTACCATCATGGGTTTATCAATCTTATCAGGATCTACCTCTTTTCCCTTAGTATCTTTATAAGCTATGACCCCTAAGATATACCTTCTTCTGGGTACTAACTTAGATGCAAGTGCCTTATCATCAGGATCATCTGAATTCTTAAGCTCCTGGAATTTCTCCATGAAAGGACATGGCTCATCAAATGTTGCCGGGGATATGATACCACCATCCTTTGGACCAAGATAGAATTGAACAACTTCTATACCAAGTTCCTCATCTGCACCACGGGATTTAATACGTACTCGTATTGTTCCTTCTTTGGGATATATCATCCCTCCACCACCGCCTCGCTTTTCTAAATCCTTCTTTCTAGCGAGCATTTTCTCTCGAGTAGTCATTACACTACTTGAACTCTTTTTAGTTTTCTCTTTCATAGCTTTATTTATTGGTTTCAATATAAAGTATCTCATTCAGAGACAATATAGTTGTTACCTGATCAGGAAGGTCTAGTACATCTAATTCTTTACCTGCATATAGACCATAAGTTACTACTGCACCAACCTGAAGACCTGGATAATCTACTTCCTGTTCTTTGGTAATATACCCAACTTGAATTACTACCCCTTTACGTGGTACAGTATCCTTATCATGATCCTGTGGGATATAAAGACCACTCTGAGTTTTAGTCTCTGATGTTACCTTCGGGGATACAATTAATACCCTCCCACCTGTTGGTGTTCCTACACCTTTCAGTTTTTCGTTTAACCATTTTGCTTCTTCTACTGAAAGAAGGTTTAATTCTACTTTTGACATAGTTACTGTTGTTTACGTAAGTTAGCTGATACAGTTCTCAATATGTTTTCTCTTGACTCGTATGCACGACATATTCCAATGAACTTATTTGCATTGTATTCTGCCTTCATATACCTTTTCAAAGCTCCTTGATAGGCTTTATTATTTTCTGCCTTATGTGAAGCTGCCTCATTATTTACATTACCTGACTCCTTATAATAAAGCCATGCCTTGCTATATGCTTGATCTTTGGCTTTTTCAAGCTTATCCCTTTTATAGATAAGCCTATCCCTAACCATTACAAGTAAAGCATAATTAGAAGGGCTCTTTCTTAAAGACTGATTAACCAAGTTCTCATCAATCATGAGCTCCTGATCTAAATCAATCTCATAGGTCTTCCCTTGAAAAAGTATCTTCAAGGTATTTTTCTTAATCTGGGATAACCGTACTACCTTTTGACTTTTTTCCATATAACACCTCTTTCGTTGAAGTATTTATACATGGTCATAATACTTATTTTGTATTTGGCCTTTATCTGTATGTTACTCATACCACTTTCATAATCTTCTATCATACTATTTATAGACTCATCATTTAACTTTTGGCTTGGTATATTAAATCTACCATCATCTATACATTGTTTAGTATTTTCTTTATGAGTACACCAGTATAAGTTTTCTACTGTATTGTTTTCCCTATTATTGTCTTTATGACCTACACATGGCTTATTATCTGGGTTAGGTATATAAGTTTCAGCTACTAACCTATGTATGTTAAATGTATACTTAACCCCATCGTTATTTCTTAAGCTTACTATAATGTAACCATTATTCTTCTTTCTCTTAGCCATTTTCCTCCAAGTAACTTTGTCTTTATACTTGGAGTATACATCACCACTTCTTGTAACATGATAACAATCAAAGTATGGTATATTACCTTTCATATATCCTTTTCTCAAATTCCATTTTATTCCTAGCTATCTCTTCTGGATACAACTTAGGGTAATCTTCTATTTCAATACCTCTGTACTTACGATGTTCTTCTAAGTACTCATCTGGATTAAAATCTGGTTTAAGCATTTTCCTATAATCATAACCGGGTATAAATGGTAATTCCTCTGCCATTGAACGTCCTATAACAAAATCCATGCTCATATTGACGTCGTCTATCTGAAAGTTAAAATATTCTTTTGTATTAGGGTTACGACAAGTTTCCCATATTTCATGTACTACCCATGTATTTATATATTCTGGCCTCACCAAATAGTAGGTAGCATCGTGAACATTACAAGTCTCTTGCATAAATGGCAACTTACCTTGTCTCATTTTCCAATAGTTTAATACTGAAGCAAATAAGTTCATATCAGATGCTGCTGATTGACATGGCATATTAACAGATAATCGTACTGCGTATGCTGCTTCTTGTTCATTATCGGAATATACCTGAGGTAACCTTCTCTTTCTTCCGAACAAAGATTTTATATACCCATGCTTAATCAATACCTTTTCTTGATGAATCATGAACTTTTTAATCTTAGGATGTTCATAGAAGAATTCATTTAACTGCTGATGAGCTTCATCTGGTGTTACAATAATACCAGCTTTTGGATCTGACAATTTAACTGCAAGCAGTTTCTTCTGAATACCATAGATAATACCGAAGCAAATCTGTTTTGCCTGCTTTCTTCGGTTCTTCCAAAGATTATGATCTGGGTGTTGTTCATCACTGTAAGCTTTATATGCTTCCTCATATGATACCCCATACTTCTTTGCTGCAATAGCAAGGTGAGGATCCTGACCTTTTGCAAAAGCCTCAAGATATGTTTCATCCCCAGACAGATGAGCCATGATTCTTAACTCTGCTTGAGAGTAGTCAAGAGCCATGTACAACTTACCATCTGGGGCTACTAATTGCTTCTTTATATTTGGGTCTACTGAAGTCTTTGGGATTTGCTGTAAGTTTGGTTCTTGAGATGATAATCTACCGCTTGTTGTTCCATGTATCAAAAATCTACCATGTAATTTACTATCATCCTGTACTTTATCATGCCACCCTTCTATATATGTAGTGTACATCTTCTTCAATCCTCTCAACTTGAGTAGATTATCCAAGAATATTGCTTTTGGACTTTCTGGATTTTTAATTGACAACCGAAGTTCTACCAATGTATCCTCATCAGTACTCGGCTTATCAGTATCACGATTTGTAGTCTTATCCTTTGTATATTTTATAATAGGGAATTTGAACCCTTTTTCAGAATATAACAACATCGGTAAGTCTACTGGACTACCAAGATTTATATCCCGAGTTAATTCCAATTCCTTCTTTGTTGTAAATACACCAGCTCTTATGTTGGATATTTTCTGTTCCCTGCTAGCTATCTTCCTTGCATCTTTTGGATCACTATAATCCAAGTCTTCAAGTTCTCTTTCAATTGAAGAAATGTATTTGCTTATTCTTTCTTGGATAAGCCATCTAGAGAATCTTTTTACTCTTGGAAGATTCAAGCAACTAGAAGTTGCTTGATCAATCTTTGGTTTGTAAGATTCAAGTAATTCTTGATTGAACTTTCTATCAAGGTATAATCCGGTTTTTTCTGCATGCTGCAATACCCTGGAAGCTGGCATTATCAAATGCCTTAATAAAGGATACATACCTATTTCTATCAATTTGTTCTCAAAGAACATAGATAATCGTAAGGTATAATCTGTATCCTGACATCCATATTTGCAAAGTTGTTCTAATGGCTTTTTATCCCATGGTATCTTATCAAACTTATCTGCCTTCTCATAATCCCCGTGTTCTGGTAAATACCTACGAACCATCGATTTAAGGTCATTCGGTCTCTCTTCATTTAAGAGGTACTTCATTAACATACCATCTAATACTGTACCTCTTACATATATACCATACAACTCAAATATCTGAAGGTCAAACTTCAGATTCCAACCTACTTTGGTTACTTTTGGATTCTCAACTACTTTTCTACCAAAGTATAGAAGCCATTTTTTCCAATGAGGGTTATCATATTCATGATGACATAATGGAATAGATACTCCAGAACCAACCTGAAAAGTTACTGATAGAATGGTTGGTCTGAATGTTTTATTGTATATGCCTTCAGCATTGGTCTCATAGTCAATTGAAGCTATACCTGTCTTCAGACAAGCTTTCACAAGTTTCTTAACCTGTGAAAAACTCTTAATTATGGCATATCTTGACTCCATCTATAATATTATTAAATATTGCAGTATTCAATAGTTATTTAATAAACCATAACTCTGTTGAGATTCTTTAGCTTATTCGACAATAAGACAGTATACTTTTTACGGTATACTGTCTATAACCTACTTCAATATTTGAAAGTCTTCCATATTGTTTTTATATGTTTTATGAGTATTCACCAATATCCTACCATGTAATCCAGAATATTTCTGGGGAGTTAAGTAATCCTCTCCATATATGTCTTCCAATACTCCATGGTAAATATTCGGTACTCTCAAATCTCTACCTTCAAATGTTAAGAATACATCCGGATATTGGTTCTTGTAAAAATCAATATTCTTTATGATATTGTTATGTTCAGGAAAAGCTAATGTTGCCCAACAATTCTCTTGAGTGTTATTATACCTTTTCCTATTCTTTTCATAAAGGTTTTTAAGGTAATTCATTCTTTCCCTTTCAAGGGGAATATTAGCAAATTTCCAGCTCCTATTCTTTAAAAAGAAGAGTTCTAGTTTAATTAATTGCAATTCATATAGAAATCTTTCCCTTTTCCCCTTATCTTCTGGAACTCTATCTAATGGGAATATATCTATGAATATGCCTTGATTAAAATCCCAATTAGCCTCTAAATCCTTTTCCAATATAGCAGTAGTATCACTCCTTCTTATCTTAGCATGTTGATAAATAGAACTATCAGTATCTGGTACTTGTAAGAAATATGGATATTCTAAATTTTCCCTACAGTATGATATAAACTTATCATATTCATCTCTGAACATTACCAAATCGATATCATCATCCCAAGGTATGAATCCTTGGTGTCTAACTGCACCTAATAGTGTACCTGCATCAAGATAATATTTTACTCCTATCTTGTCACATATATTAACTACTAGATCTAACATATCTAGTTCTATATCCCATACTTCTCTCCTAAGGTTGCTTATTAGATGACCATTATGGATATGATTACTAATATAACTCATATTATTCATGATTGTATAATAATCTTACTACATCAATATCTTCTGCGAAAGTTACCTTGAAGTTCAATCTATTACCCATTACATAGTTCACTAAACCACTGTTGTCTTCATACAAATCAGAAGCTGTTTGGTATTCTATACCCTTATCTTTTGCCTTATTATAACATCCATAGAATTGGTAAAATGGAAATACCATGGGAGTCTGAAGCCTCATGTACTTATCCTTAGTATATACTACCTTATCAGAATCTAATCTTAATGTACCAGTTGCTGGAATATACGGTACATATGCAGTGCTATTAAACCTACAATTATTAATCATGAATGTTAGTAGATTTTCATCGAAACCAACTCTTACACCATCATGGAAAGTAACTGTATTTGGCCAAAGTGATTCCTCATCTGTTAATAAGCTTTCAAATCCTAGGATTCTCGAGTGTTGTGCAGTATCACCACCTGGTATTACTGTGATTAATCTGCCTAATTTACCTGGATAGTTATTAGATATTCTATTTTTTACCCACTCTACATACTCTGGATTCACAACAAGAACTATCTTACGATAGCATCCAGTACGTATAAATTTATCTAATGAGATTTCAAATAGGTATTTATCTTGTGATACTTTTAAGAATTGTTTGGGTACTTCTTTATTTATTCTTGTACCCTTTCCAGCCATGGTAATTATAACATCATTCATAAGACAAGAGTATTTGATACTATGTACTCGGAGCGGGAGTCGAACCCGCAAGGTCAATGACCGTCAGAGCTTAAATCTGATGAGTTTACCTATTTCTCCATCCGAGCTTTTATTAATTAGTACGGGAGACAGGATTCGAACCTGCGACCCCTTGCTCCCAAAGCAAGTACACTAACCTGACTGTGCTACTCCCGTAATTGGTACCAGCCTGTATCACTACTGTCTAGTACCTCCGAATTTACCAGGACTGTTGTCCACGCGCAAAATAAGAAAATCCTTGGTGGGCCCAGAGGGGTTTGAACCCCCGACCTTCGGATTATGAGTCCGCTGCTCTTACCAACTAAGCTATGGGCCCTTGTGAGGGTAATGGTAATTTCTTCACTACTAAACTCGATTCCCAGAACAAAACATCATTTCAATTACCAATTACCCTCTGAGGTTATCTCAATTCAGTTTGGATTGATGTCTTAAGCTTAACCCAATCTTTTTTATAGCTATGCAAACTATCAATAGTATGATATAAATATCCAGGTTTAATTCCTACTTCACTAGCTACATATTCCATCAGTCTCCATGCCAAATATACATCATTTCCGAAATGAGTTACAAAATCGGATGATCTTTGGTGATAGCAAATATTTAATTGCTTTTCTCCTCTGGCATTCTCCCGGATAAGGAAATCATAATACATTGAACATGGTATTCTATGTTCACCACCAAGATAGTTTGAATCACAATCCTCATTAAAACCATCCTCACCATATATATTTAGTATGGCTTTTCTAGTATCGTTGTCTGTTTTTAACAACTCTATAATTGCTTCTATTTTAGAAAATGCCTTGCCTTTATATGAAACTGTCTCATTCATACGTTCAGCATAGGTATAATCAAAGAACCCATTTACTAAGAACTCTTCCCAGATATCTTTACGTAATTCCCAAGCTTTACCTGGATTTTCCATTACTCCACTAATTCTCTCTTTAAATTCGGCATCTGCCCAATCTTTAGATTTGGTAAATACAAATAATGGAGATGGATCATCCATGTGAGTTAAGCAATATTGTTCACAAATAAGCTCTTTAGTTATGAACTCATCTTTGCCTTCTATTACTTTGTTTTGGTAAGTTTTTGGTTTTACCTCTGTACCCATCTCCCATATATTACGGGCAGTCTCAGACATCAATTCGTAGGGATTTGAATATATTCTCATGGTTATAATTTTTTTTATGTTTGCAATTCAATAGACTTCCCTTTCTTAGAAAGGTAGCCAGTCTTCATTACCAAGTGTACAATCTTTTGCCAGAGTTTTTGGATATTTGAATAATTCTGGCCTAAGTACTTTCAATGCTCTTTTATGTACCTTATACTTTATCTTATCGGGATCTACTTTTAGTAGATACTTCAGCCTATCATACCAATTACTATCATATATACCAATTCTATCACTAAGCTTTAATAGATCCTCATGAGCATGGTACATCAATAATACTGTATCATCATTGAATATCTGACTAAAGTGTATTGATATACAGAATTTATCCCCAGTGAATATGTATTCACCAATTCTTTGTATTAATAAAAGATCACATATTAGTCTTTTAGTTACTTCAGAAGCCCTCATGAATACCGTTATCATGGGATAATCCATACCAGCTTTCTTTGATACTGTCAATGATAATAAACAATTCTTTCCATGTGCATGCTTATTATCAAACTGATACCCTATGTTGAAAATCTTTCTTGAATTCAATGATCTCACCACTTCTTGTCTCAGATCAATCATTGAATTCTCATCTATATAATTAGCTATCAAAGATTTCCATTTAGCAGATGTATAATTAAAGTGCCTTCCAAAATCAAATTCCGGGTCTACTAGAGGTTCTTTAATATAAATAACCAAATCATTTATATATTGAGCTTTACCAATTCTTTCAATATCCAAACCGGGAATATTGAATAAGAATAACCTGTTAAGCCCCTCCCAAGCTTTCATGCTATTTCGGAACACTAACAGGTTATTCTTTACTTTTAACTTACTCATTAGCCTCAGCTATTGGTTCGTTATCATCCATATCATCTTCATCAGGTGAAGAGAATGATATCAACTTTTTCTTTTTCTTCTCTGTATTCTCTTCCAACTTTAGTTTAAGGCCATACTTCTCTGTGAACTTAAGATATGTCTTCTTTATCATGTTACGCTTTAGAATTGATGGACATACCTCTGGTAATGGAATTCCATCCCAATCTCCAATTTCTAAGTCAGAGGCCAACATTGATTTTTGCTTATATCCTAAATCTTTCCTAAGTACTTTGAAAGCTCTAAAACTGTTGCCATAGGTTTTATAACTAGCCTCATCACTTGTCATTAATTTTTTCAGTGACTTACGTATCTTTTTCCTACGAGCCTCATCATTACAGTTTTCTTTCAAGAACTCTTTTAAGTCCTTTATGTTCTGATATAGAAGTATAGTAGTATCATTTGCCCAAGCAGCCTTGATAACTAACTTCAATGAGAAATTATCATGACCATAAATGTACTGTCCCATACGACAGAACAACAACATGTCTATAGGCAACCTTGTAACTATTTCTGATGAACGTATGATTACCGTCACCTCGGGATTATCAACCCAGATCTTACGAGAGAATATACCCCCAACCAAGCATCCTTTTCCACTGCCATGATTATCAGCAAAATGGAAACCTATGTGATAATTCCTATTTACTGCCTTATTCTCCTCTAACTTCCTTATCATTAACTTTGCCTGATCAAGAATATCAAGATCAAGGTAATTAGTTATTAATCCAGTCCACTTAGTAGCTGTATATCCAAATAACTTACCAAAATCAAATTCTGGATCAAACTTAGCTTCTGATATCTCTACTACCAGATCATAAGTGAATAATGAATCTGTTAAGTTATACCCTATTCCTTCACCAAACCATTCTGGTTTCTTAACCAAAAAATTTTCAAGTATTTGCTCCCAAGCATCTACTGGACTATTGCTCTTTACTATGTTCATATTAATACTTCGACTTTTGACGGAACATATTAATGTGATTCTTTTTGAAGTAGATGTAGAATACTTCCTTTGAATCCATACCTATCCATCCAAGGTATCCACAGAAATATATGAATGCCTTCACTAATTCAGCCTGGTACTTTAACTCTTGAGTCATTACCTGAGATTGCTTCCAAGGCTTATTCTTCAAAAAGTTACGAGCAATGTTAAGGTGATGGGTTATCTTCCACAGTATGTATGGATATTGAATTTCATAGTCCTCATAGTTATACATCCTACCACCAACTAATAAGTTTATGTTGTATTCAGGTAAAGATCCACTATCTTTATTCTCATACCACTTTAAGAGATCTATCTTTTGATGATTAAGTGTAACATCAATATTACCCTCATCCATCAACCATTTCACTCCCATATTCTGAGCAGTATATAATACATCACCTCTCATTTCATTGAAACTATCAATTTCAATCTTATTGAAGTGATTATCCTTAGCATACTTCTCCATATATGACATAATGTCATCTGGACCTACATTTGCATATATTAGCAACTCTACAAAGAAGTGTATTGCATCTGCATTCTCTTCATTGGCATTTTGAAGATTGTTTAACAATTCAATGTAGATTGAGTCTTCACAATTACCATTAGCTAACTTCCAATGATTTTTACTCATACTTTCACTGATAGCTTGGAATGATTCATATCCCTCTGATAATTCCTCTACCACTCTAGCAGTGAAATCCTTCAACAAGGATTGTGATGCCTTAGTATTTATGTCTATTGGGTATTGTGGTAATCCCTCTATGCCTATATAACCAGATAACAGTTCTTTTTGCATAGAGTATATCTCTTCCAAATACTTATCACCGGGTATGATACCAGGTTCCTGAATTATGTCCCTCGAGTCCATCTTCTTATTTGTTATCGTGTGCACCAAATCCTTTGTCTCCTCTTGTTCCCCAGTCCTTTGCTTTCTCTTCATACTCCTCATTAGGTATCTCTATGGGATTTGAAAGTAGGATTGGAACATGTATGAACTGCATTATCTTCTTATCCTGTTGAAGAGGTATCCATACTTCTTCAGGTGAATTATTTTGTATACCTATGTGCATTTCACCAGTATATGGACTATCCACAATCTCTGCAGTGAATGTCAACCCATCTTTAGTAGCAACCCCAGATTTGTTTGCTGCCATTAGCATAGACTCTTTGGGATTGATCAGTACCTTTATACCTGATGGAATAAGCAACCTTCCATGAGGTTTAACGATTACATAAAGATCATCAGTTCCCATACCATTGAACTTGATATAACCTTTACTATACATCTTACGGTTGATACCAACCATATCACGTAAATCTTTTTCCCCCACCCTTAGTATATCCTTTTCTGATAACTTAGGGATATAGAAATCTAAACCTGCATCCCCTTCGTTTGCTCGGTTGGGGGATTTAACCTCCCGAATCTTTGTGAACTCTAATTGAATCATGTTATTTACTGTTAAATTTACGGTATAAGTCTCTTGCTTCTTTACGTGATAATTCAAACCTACTCTGAAGCTTATCAAGTATTTCTCTCTTACCAAGTTTATCCCTTACCAATTTACGGTAATACTTCTTGCAACCTGCCATATCAATCAAAGGTTCCAAATCCTTGTATTGGGTATCAGCTTCTAATTCCTTTCTGGTCTTACCCATTAGATCTGTGAACTTGATACAACATAATTCGGAATCCCCGCACATCTTGCATTCCTTGGTTGAAAGATCATAATGCTTACCAAAGCATACATCTCCGTTTGTTCCCAACTTAGAAATATCCATGGGTTCAAGGATATCCCCATTTTCCAGTTCTTCCCTGGCATCTTTAAGTTTATCTTTCTTTCTCTTGACCATATATTAGAGTATTTGATATCATACAGTAGTTAATAGGTTTTTCGGTGTCATTGATGTAGAATAGTATATGCACTAACTTTCAGGCAATCCCTTATGCGTGCGTGCGCATTATTAAGCTTTAGCTTAAAGACTTACTAAAGTAAGTATAGAAAGTATAAGTTTATATAGCTTTAGCTATATAAACCTCTATTAGTATTTAGTATACTAAATACTAATAGAGATATACAGGTAAGTATATACGCATACGCGTGCGTATTATCCCTCCACCTTGATTACCTTTAAATTTTCTTTCTGATAATACGTTTTTCTATGATTGCCATGCCTCTTAAGGTAATGACCAGGGAATTGAAGGTCATCAAGATATGCCTTCTTCTTATTCATGTGAGTTCTTGCAAGACGTCCCAATATCTGTATCGATTTTTCATTAGAATCCATTGATGCAGTATTCTGAAGATATTTCAATTCAGGGAAATTTTGACCTCTAGAAATGATTGTAGTAGCAATTAGCACATCAATTCTCCCTTCCCTGAAATCTTGTAGAATTTTATCACGCCCTTTTGTCTTATGATGTACATATTGTATACTGTAATCATTTCCAAGATGTTTAACGTAATACTTGTAAAGATTTTCACAATGGTCAATGAACTTACATACAATGAGAGCTGGTAATCTTTTTCTCTTCAGATTGTATCTTGTACGATCAAGAGAAAACTTCCAAGCTTCTTTGTTATCACATATCACTTCTTTGTATTCTGTTGGATAGTCAACTTCTTTAGAATACTTAAAGGGAGCATATACCAGTTTACAGGTGATGGGAGTAGAATATCCTTTCTCTATCATATCAACCAGTTTTACTTGGTTAACTTTATCACCAATGAAAGACATGATATTTAGGTTATGTATCAATTTCTTCTTCTGGTCACTCATGTAAATTGTACCACTCAATCCAATTCGTATTCTAGAGTTGTATAAGTGCTGTATTACGGTTTTATAGGTTTTGTTATCTATGACATCAGCCTCATCTATTAATACCATATCAATTTCTGATAGGAATCTTTGGTACCGTTTTATGTTAGACGATAATGACTGTACCATGCACACATTGAAGTTACCCCAATCATTACATTTACTACCTTGGATAAATGCAATCTTTTCACCTGGTAACAACTCTGGAATCTCCTTTTTGAATTGCTTAAACAAATCTGCACTGTTTAATAACAACACAGTTTTCAATTTCCTATTGAAGGCTTGATGTAACCCACAGAATATAAGTGTCTTACCAAAATTTACAGCCAGGTCTGATGCACAAATCAGGAAAGGAGTATCCCCTACACGATTATTTAATATCTTTTCTAGAGCTTCTTTTTGTACTTCCCGTAGATTTTTATCTCCCAGTATATCTGGAATTACTGGTTTAATTCCTAACGGGGGTCTATTATCTATAATTTTTACTTTTTGTCCCATTTTACAGCATTCATTATAAACCTTATTCAGTAGGCCTATCTTGAATTGACCATAGTTTGAGATATATTTTACATACCCATCCCAATTCTTTGCCCTGCTATACATCAATATATGCCAGGCATCAGGATGCTTGATCCTGAAAGCCTCATATAATTTGTTTGTAAATTTAGCTGAACCAGAAATCTCACAAACATTACAGTTCTTGATAGTTATAGTTATCATATTCTTATATCAAATATCCAACAAATAATACCCAATATCAAACCAATTATTATAGCTACAGTATATAACACTAATAATGGTTTAGCTGCTTCTACCATTGGATCATATATTTTCATATCCTATCTTTTAAAGGCATCCCAATCCACATGTTCAGACTTCGGTCTGGATACAATGTTAAATTTAGCCATATAATTAATTACTCTTTGACGAGCCTTATCATTTGATAGATCTTCTATCTTGGGTATACCGTTACAGAATTCAAGAGCATAGAATTGAGCCTGAACAAAAGTTCCATAGTCAACTCCTATTTCATCTGCAAGTTTTCTTGCTCTTACAAACCATACATATTCTTGAGGATTCTTATCATAAGTATTGTTGATACCTATTCTGTCGAGTATTTCCTTTGTATAGTTCTCATATACCTCTCTAGTATATTCTGGATATTTATCCTCTTTAACTTCTATCTCAGAATCATATATCTCAATTATCCAATTAACTCTTTGATGTAACCAATTAGCACAGAAGTTATAATTAACTCTCTTGGCTTGAGCCATGAGTTTAAGGCCAGTAGTTACAAATTCAATATAACCTTGACGAGGTTCAAATCCATACTTTTGACAGAATTCATTTACAACAGGTACCAACTCTTTTATTGATGCCCATTGTAAATCTGTTTGCTTTATTTTAGTTACTCCTATATGTTTTAATTGTATTCTAGTAGAGTATATAATATCGGCTAATAAATTAGCATCCCCTATACTACCTGAAGTTCTACTGATAGCCTTTTTTCTTACTGGTTTATTATCCCCAATTACTGATCTATGATCTAAAGAGTATTGCCTGGCTCTTGTAAAAAATTTATCCACAAATTCCTCAGATACCATATCACCCATTTCATTCCATAACTTACGGAACAAAGATTTAGATATATGTATTGACGGTTCTCTCTTTATTCTACTCATAACTCTTATATACTACTCTTGACTTAGCTTTTAACTTATCATTTCTTTTACAATATTCAGTGTAACTTTTATTCATCTCAAACCGTATAATTTCAGAATTATCTTCATACCATACCTCATAAACCGAATCTTCAAATCCAGATGGTACTGAATATTTGACTTTCCTCCAAATAGGGATAATACCCAACAGATAGTTAGTTACCATCTTACAATAATATAGGTCACATGAGGCATCGTAATAAATCTTATACTTGTTATATTTGTTATTATGAATAAGGCTATTTGAAGAGTCGGTTATATTGCATAACCAAGTAGTTACAATAAGTGTAATAAATGAAAGTAATACCACTGATATAACCCAAATTAAAAGTGCCATAATTTATAATTTTAGTTCTGATTTTATAGTTAAAAGTTCTTGATAAGTCTGATATGTCGTCTTTCGTACATATTCTAAAGTCTTTCTCTTACCCAAAGAATTCACATCTTCATTATCAGGTAGAAATACCACCTTTACCTTTTTAAAGGGTACTAATTTGAAAGCCAGGTCTAATGCCTTATCCTTAGCATCGGGGTCAATTAATATAATAAACTTTTCTACTGGGCTTTTAATAAATCTATTCACCTGATATCTTGAAATGGCCTTGCCTCCCGTTGCAATCCCATTTTCTCCGATAGTCTCTGCATTAATTGCACCCTCACAAATATAAACTGTTTTATATATTTCTAGAGCATCTGCATTATAAATAATAAAACTCTTTCCCAAACCTGTTATATCTACTTCTGGATTGTTATATTTGGGGCCAGCGCCCATATATAATCTGGCATTGAAATAAGTTAATTGCCCATGCTCCGTAAATGGGATAATTACATAACCCAGGTACTTACCTTCATTGCAATATCCCCATCCCTTACGAGCCAATTCATCTATATTGAATCCTCTTCTCTTCAAATAATTCCTGGCTGACTTTGCCAATACAGAATTACCCATAGATATATTCTTGAATCCATCAGGGAGGAAAAATTCTTTCTTACCTTTTAATTCAACCTTCTCCTCCTTAAATACATATCCAGAATAATCACCCGATTCAAGTATATGCAATACTTCTTGAAAACTATCTGTATTCTCTAGATACATGATTAATCCAATAGGGGAGGGATGTTCTCCACATCGGAAACAATTGCACCTATTACTTGAAAGATTAATACCGAACTTCTTTTCTCTTCCACAGTATGGACAGTTTGATTTCATCCATGAGTGTCTGTAATCAAAAGCCCCTATCTTTCTTATAAAGTATTGATGGAGCCTGCCCTTGAGATTATTATTAAGCTTCATAATAACCAGTCTTTATTTTATGTATATACCTGTTCATACTACGTTGTGATATTCCCCAGGTTTTAACTAAAGCCCTTAATTTGGTTTTATCATCTATATATTTTAGTAAAGTCTGATACCTAACTTTAGTGAGTATTGAACGAGGATTCCTGAAGCATTTGGGTTGTTTGATACCCTGACGGTGTTGACCTTTTGTACTTCTACCATCAATAACCATTTGTTGAGAATTTTCTTTATAGGTACCCCCAATATAAGTTCTCAACCCAGTCGTTGGATTTATTATTATCTTTATGACATACACAAGGTTTGTTTTCTGGATTAGGTATATAAGCTAAAGCCACTAATCTGTATACTTTCAGATTATACCTTTTACCATTCGAGTATAGGTGAACTATATTTCTACCTGTACGATAGTGAGGATGTATAGTTACTTCACGATTACGCCTTATATTATATACCTTTCCATCTTTAGTTACATGGTACAAAGGAAAACCTTTTATATTACTGTTAAGTCTCATATTGTAAACGAAAGTACCCGACCATGAATAACATAACCGGGTAGTTATTACTTAATAGGCAACCTTTTACAGAACTCAGGTATTAAGTGATACATTATATAACCTCTCCGAATCTTTACTAATTCTTTTTGAGCTTCCTCTAACCGGAGTAGATTAGTAGGAAATGGAATACAGCATTCCTCATAACTCTGATTGTAGCCTACTTTCCTTACAAATGTGCTACCATTAGGAACACACATCTTAAAGGTTATAGAAGCTCTGGGTTCATTTATATGTACCCATTGTTTAGTGAAATATCCGAGAGCATCAGTTTCATTTATTGGACATACCACTTCATACCTATTACCTGGTTGTCTTCTTAAACATATTTCTTTAGAAGCTCTCCTACGGAATATCTTTAGCAATCTGATATCCATGATTACATATGTTCTACAGTATGAAACTCATTGAGATGAAGTATACTATGACATTGAGGACATACAATACTCTCTTCTCCAAAATGTCCAGAACCATAAGATAAATCTAAGAATACTTCATTTGGAACACAGGCTATTACCTTTTTACATTTGGGACAGGAAGTAACCTTTTCTCCAAACTTGGCCAAATCCATAGAATCAATAATACGTGCCATACAACTTTAATTATTAAGGTTTATAATATGTTACTAAATATCACCAGTGGTTTTACTCCTCTTTTCAGAGTTTGCATTGGGATTACTTACCTTCTTTTTCTTTTTAAGCATATCATCTACTTGTCTACCCATGGACTCATCATATTTAGCTCTGGCTTCTCTTGAGAACTCTTTCATACGTTGTCTTTCTGGATCCATGTTAAACATAACCCTACCAGTTGGAACTCCATCACGTTGAACTACAACCTCCATCCTCATGATATTATGTTCTTCCTCATCTGGTGTAGAATTCAACCCCATTACGCATTTTGCATTTCTTATGATAGAAATAGCAGAAGCAATATCATTATCCTCGTATCTTGTTTCTTGATGCTTAGCGCCTTCTCTGGTAACATGTTGGGCAGTCCATATTGCATCTAGCCCAAGTTCATCACCCATATTATCTATATCAATATATACGTTGTTAATACGTTCTACATCATCCTTATCTCTGGAAATAGAAGCTAACTTTGCAGCATAGTCAATCATGATGACATGCACCTTTATACCTTTCTCTGATTCTAACTTCCTGACTAGATTCTTGATAGTATTACAATCGGCAATGGTTGCTGGTACACGCTCAACTATAAACTCTACACCAAGACGTTTATATTTACGCATGTGTCTTTGCTCCATCTTATCATAATCACCAGTTAACATCTCTCTCTTAGTTTTGTTGAGAGTAGATTGGATCATACGATCCATTAACTGGTTCTTACCATTCTCAGTATCAATATATAATACGTTCTTCCTCATTGCCAAGTATCCCCTTGCTATATTTATAAGTGCAAAGGTCTTTCTCCGTTTGGGTCGATCAATCAACACAAATAAAGAATTCTTAGGATACCCATCCCCATTACCCAACTTATTCAATTGCCAAAATGGAGTAGGAACTACATCCGGATCAACCTTTCTCATAAGTTGACGCATTGCAGTTCCACTAACCATTAACAATGGTTCATCCTTCTTTTGTGGCTTTGAATTTTGAAGGATCTTGGTTAGCTTTGATTGGTATGTTTCATATGAGTTATAATCTGAGAAATCCATACTCTCATTCAAAGCCTTTAATTCTATATAGGCAATGAACTTATGTATGTTTTCCAAAACTATATCTACATCCTTTAATGGCTTGTTATACAGTTCATATATTAACTTATGAATATTGGGGATATCTTCCTTTGTAACCAAATCTGTATAATCCTTGCCTTCCAATAAAGTCTTTACCTGTTCTATCATTAAAACTTCACTGGGGATTCTCTGATACTTCTTAACAAATTTGATCAAGGCTTCTACTAAGATAGAATGTTCTATCAGAGTAAAATACCCAGGCTTTATCTTTGAGATATATAAAAGAGATTCCTTGCCTTGTATCAGAAACCTTAATACTTCTAATTGAAACTCTATGGAAAAAGTGAATTTATCACATGAGTTTAACCTCTTCTTTACCTTGTTTTGTTTCATATATTATATAATATTCAGGATGTATTATCAATAGTATCTGCTAGATGATATAGTTCATGAAGCTCATCTTTGAACTAACTTCAACACAAACGGTGAAATAATTTTTATAAATTCATACAAGTTGTTACTTATTATATTATATTTGCATTGTTAAAAAATCTTTACTACTATGAAGGGCAATAACGGAAGTGAACTACATCGGTTAACAGAATTAAAACCTTATGATGAGGATTTGTTTAATAGGTTGTATAAAACCTGTAAACCATTAATCCGCAGATTAGTAAGGGGAATAGATTCTAGAAGATTTAATGTTACACCAGATATAATCAACTCTTTTTTCTGGGATAAGTTCTTGTATGTATTCAATAAATATCAAAGTGAGTATGATGAAGAAAGATTAAAGGCCACTCTTTTATCTTCCCTTCAAACTTTCAAGAGTAAGTTATTGCGTAATGCCTATACTAAACAGGCAGAATTTAATCAGGAGTTAACTTCATTTGAAGTCCTATTTGATAATAACAAGGAATTACTTGATGACTCAGAAGAAACTCGTATCAAGGAAGAACAATCACAAAGATTCCATGAATACATGAAAGAACATCTTACACCTGATGAGTATTTGGTTATGAAGATACAGCTTGAACCCCCCAAATGGTTTGAGTCAAGAATAAAGGAATCACACGGTAAGTTATCTATCCTTCACTTGATTGATTACTTTGAGTTGCCAAGAGATAAATTTGCAGTAAATATGTTTTCTCACATGAGAAAGAACATACAAAAAACTTTAGAACAAGCTGCTGTAGATCTTAGACAATAAAAAAGCCAGAGCAGGATTAAACATAATCCCACTCCGGCCCCACTTAACCAACTCAACTATGGCTTGTGTTTAATATGTATCTATACATTTGGAGTAATTGATACATCTCCAATGTTACATAAATCCCATACATCATTCAACATAAATGGGATAAATGTAGTACCAAAATAAGTACTTCTGATAGCAGAAGATGAACCACTTATAGTACTCACTACTACTTCCAAATAGAAATTATCAGATGAATCATTTCGTAAGTAAACAAAGATATGACCATTTACTTCTTGCTCTAATCCAGTCTGAGTAGTATTCACCATCAATGGCATACTTTGCAATAACAACTTCCCGCCAGATGCCTGAGCAGTTACCTTCTTATAGAAGTCGTATAGATTCTTTAATACATAAGGCTTGAAATGTAAATCCAATTCAGAATTCAAATCTAACCTGAAAGTACCTTGTGTATATGGGGAAGAAGTGTTACTAAGGTATACATACCAAGATAAGTTTATACCTGTTGGGTACAATCTGAAAGTTATTCCACAAGTATCACTTGAAGTTAAACCTCCACTCTTCGTATCTATGAATACTCTAGTATATCTCTTATCCCTTTCTGATGATGTATCCAATACATCAGCGGTATTAGCAAACCTATTAAAGAAGTTATTTAATACCAATGCCAGATAATAACTTGGATCATCAGAGGGTTTTACTACTTTTGAACTTTTACCATTACCTACTAGGTCATAATAAGAGTCAGTCATTTGACCATTCTTATTGATTAGGCATATAATACCAGCTGATATAGAACCAGATTCTCCAGTTCCTTGAAAATCACCAGATATGCCTCCCCTAATGTCACTTGGATTAGTTAACCTAACAGTACTTAATCCAAGACTTAATCCCCATTTAGAGATAGAAGGTAAACCAGTATCTGGATTAGTATCAGATGATAATATGTCTAAGTATATGGCCTTTATATTGTTTAAATACATGGTATTACTGGTGAAGGTTTTCCCAGCTCCTTCATAGAGGCTTACTCCGAGATACACCAGCTTCTTTATAGTAATACTTACTGTACCATTACCAGTTCCTTCATCTGTAACATATATATTCAAATCATAATCGCATTCTATACCCTTACCCAGAGTATTCACCTGATTCTGAAGTATACTGTTCAATCCTTTCAGGCTATCAACATCCTCCTCTATGACTGGTATATTCTTTACTTTCTGATTAAGTGAAAGGATATCAAATGACCCGTTTGTGAAAGGACTAACTGGCCATTTACCATCATATGATACCAAAGCCATTTTATATCCGAAAGAGGCATATACATCGTTGTCTCCCCAACTTGGGTCATACCCTACAATGTATATACCAACTAAAGAATCAGTATTCCTATTTATCCAACCAGATGGTAATATAGTGCCTACAAGGGATGAGAAGTCTAAAGAGGCTACCTCTGCTGGACTATAAGTACCACCAGTACTCTTTTCTAGTGTTAACCAAGTAATACTAAAATCACTAACCCCAATGTTACTAGCATCTGCCACTGGAGTATAGGTATGGCTTACTTTCATGGCAAAAGCCACAAACCTGTTTGGATTATTTAGATCAAACCATCCACCAGTTGGCTTTACATTAGTAAAATCAAGAGTAACTGGACATATATGTATAAGCCCATCATTAGTTACTATGGCATTAACTACATTTCCACCATTATTTTCCCCATCTGATATTATGACTCTACGATTAGCTTTCTTTAATACTGATGGAGCGGATATACCATCACTAGATAAATTAGGATCCCATGAACCACGGATTATTACATGATCAGTAGAAGTATCTACAATATCAAATCCACATATAGGACCATTACCATGAGCAATAGCTATGGGTTCCATGGTTTCTTTGGATTCAATCAAGTCACCATATACTTGATAGAACCTCTGTTGAACTACACCGTTATTAACCACGGTTACATTATTAGCCATATATCTACAATTTTAATTTATCCAAGTTTTCGTCTATGAAAATGAGTGCCTTAGTTAAAGACTCAACCAATTTATGGTTTACATTATCATCTTCTAATAAAGCTACATCATCTGGATTATCCTGGAAGAGCCACTCAAGCAGTACTCCCCAGTAATTATTTCCCATGAGTACAGTAAAGTTAGCTTCCTTATCTGGATCACCATCTGATTTATCCATACGGTGTTTATATCCATCGGTAATCGGGAAGTCTTCCTGAAGCTGCTCAAATATTACTGTAGCAAATAAATCAGAACGAGTCTGGCCCTTGGTAGTATAAATTTCAAATCCCCTTGCAGTGCACCATTCATTCCCCATGCCTGTGGCATTATTATGGAGGGATAGCAGAAATTTAGTTCCCCCAAATGGAGTATCTAGATTATTTGCAATTTCTCTTCTTCTAGATAACCCGATTTCTTTATCTGAGGTATTAGTGAATGCTACCTTGAATCCCTCCTGCTTGAGACGTTCAGCTAGCATTCCACCTACTTTACGACTCCATAAATATTCTTTATGTTTACCATCTGGTGATTGTTTTCCAGGTACATCTGACCCATGAGCAAAGTCAATGATCGGTAATAATTTTCGTTCCATGGTTATAATTTTTTAAGGTACATCAATTTCAATCCATTGAGATACATACTTACTGATTGATCCATATTTGAAATGGAGAATTGATCCTTGGGTATGTATATTTGTTCTATTACCATATCTTTTATTGCTTCATTATCTTGAAGTTCAAATATGGTCGAAAGAGATTTGCCATTACAATTAAAGTTAGACATAAGCCCACATAGTTCTGAATACTCATTGTTAACTAATATGTCTACTTTCTTTATTACTGACTCTTTATTATCTATATGATTCTCGAGTCTTATTCGTAGTATGGCATACTTAAGTATATGACCAAGGCAATTGAATTCCCTTCGTATAAGAATCTGTGCCTCAGTTACACCTATTGTAGAATCAGCAGCTCCATCGAAGAATTCTGTGACCTTACTAGAAGACTCTGATACTACAGATATCTTTTTGTTTAAGTTCCAGATGGTATACATAAACATCACTACCAATACTAGAACTAATACCATAAAGATACCGAAGATTACCTTTAATGCCCCGTAGTTAGAAGCTGCTTCCGCTAACTCTAGGGATGACCTTGTTAAAGATTGAACTGCATTGTCTAATTTTTGATCTTGGGCAGCTGCAAATAATAATGAGATCAGTGGCATGTTATACGATATAAATTACTGCAGAAGTTTGTTCAAATACCACTGAACTATCATTTGGTTCAAAGTACTTTACATTTACTGGCAGATATTTGTTAACTATGTTTATCAAAGTCTCTTTTACCTTATCACTATAATCTGATGGATGCTCAGTATATATCTGTTCCTTAGCTTGCTGAATCTCTTCTTCTGTAGCATAGGGATTCATAGACTTCCATTCTTCTAAAAGTTTTTCCTGAATCTCTTGATCTTTCTTGGTCATAAAATTCCATTGACCTTTTGGTATACCGATAGTTAAAATCATAGGAACACATTCCCAACAATCTGTCTCTGTATCATAAGTAGCTGATGGAGTATCATAGTAAGAAACATTGTCATACTTTACTGACCCATCACCAGAAAATCCAGTTACAGCTTTAGTACTGCCTTCTACTTCTGTAAGGTTAAAAGTTACACCATAAAATCTACCTAAGATTTCGTAAAACTTTTTAGTTCCCCTAATCTTATACAGTGATATGGCGTATCTTAGAACTAACCGGCAATCAGCAGTGGGAAAACCCCTGTCCTCTTTTACCCAATTCTCTAGATTCTCCTCTGTATAGGGCTCTCCCTTAGTTAATACGCCATAAGCATAAGGGATGAACCCAAAGTATTCCCATAGATAGTTCAGGAATATAGGATTGGCTTTATCCACATCCAGACATTCCATGAAGTTATCTATATCGGGCATTACCTCAGTATCGAAATAGCCAGAACATACATCTATGAACCTTTCGAATATACCCTTGCCTTCTGAATCTTGATAAGTATCATTGGCTTTGTAGTAATGGTCAAAAAGGTTACTGAAGATGTAATCCCTGAAGAATGTCTTCGCTGGATTAAACCACTTCATTGATTGTTAAGGTTATGTTATCTGAACTGATAACTGGTATATTATAGTTATGAGGTATAAGATCTACCAGTCTGCCATTGCTTCCCATTGGTTGGGTAGTTAACTGATATACTGTACCATTTTCATAGTTTGCATTTTCAACTGGTAAGTTGATGGTCATAGTAAACTTAGATTTGTATAAGCTTACATTTATTGGTTTACCATATTGACCAGTATATAAGGCATTACCAGATACGTTCTTATTGGTGAATATTCTATAGAAAGCATTGCCATCTTCTATTACCGTCTGAATATAGCAATTCTCATAGTCAGTCTCTGGAGTTGCAGTATTGAACGATATCATTTTGAAATATGTTATGTTCAATGCTGGTACAGATACTATCTCTTCGGTATTCTGAGAATTTATATTTATAGCTATTGGGTACGGCAATAAGTATAACTCGGTTATGGTAAGGAAGTCAACCATGGGTTGATTATCCATTAGGGCATATAAATCAGATTGCCTTACCGATTTGTTTATGCCAGAACTCTGGTAGTTATAAGCATCCAGTAAAGCTTTCTTAACTTGATTGCTTATATCTATTGATTTAAATGATTTCTTACCCGTTATAGTTGCAGATAAGTATATCTTTGCTGCATGTGTAGAATATACACTTACTCTAGTAGTCAGTACTTTTGAGGATTCCATCCTCTGCTTAACATTGTTGATAAGTTCGGTACTAGCTTCTGAACCACCATCTGGGGTAATATATACTTCTACATATTTACCGCATATATAATTACAGTAGGCTTTATCTACACCGTCTATGAGCATAGCTATTGCTTCGTAATCCTCTTTTGTAATGGCTACTCCAAGAGTCTTTATACTGAGTGGAATATGCTCCTTCAGAGTATCAAAATCCTCATAGTCAGAACCACCAGTTGCAGCTATGGTATTAGTAATTGATAAACCAGAAGTTACATCAGACATTACTTCTGGTACCTTATCAAATTGGTTAGATGGTATATTACCACTTGAACCATAAGTAAGGTAGTACTGACCTTTTATTTGAGAACCGATGGTTGGTTTTCTACCGAATTGACCATCACCGAATACCAAATACGGTTGGAGTGTACTATCCAATTCTACCTTATACACCCTATCACCAGGACCAGAATAGGCAAAGGTATCCACCAAGGTCCAAGCTTCACCGTCAATGGTAAGTACCATTGATCCCTCTACATACTTCCTATCAGCTGGCAGATCACCCAAGGTTATGATTATATCATGAGAAGTATAAGTTCCCAATTCTACCTCAGCTACAGCCTCCTTCTGTGCAACAGGAACTTTATAAGTATATGTTCCCTTTTCAATGGTTACATTTCTAGTAGTTATCCAAGGTTTACCATCCTTAGAATTAAATACTGTATTCTGTGGTACATTGATATCTACTGGAAATGAGGTCCCATCCTGCATGTATACTGTAAGGTCTACAGAAGATGGTATAGCAGATTTTATATGGTAGTCCACTAGTTTGGCATGTTTATATAGAGATGAATACCTTCTACAAGTTGGTAAGAAAGCTTCTCTTGCCATACCATCTATATAGTAGTGTATAACTTCTGCAATACCTGCAAATATGGATAAAGTGAGTATAAATATATTACCTTCACTCATATCAGTAATCTCTGGAACCCTTTCATTAAGAGATTGAATTAATTTGGCTTTTATGTCATTGTATGACCTTTGAAAAGGGGTAAGCCATGGATTGCTAGTAGACATCTGTGGTTAAGTTGTTTAAGTTATATTGGAAGTTAAACTCTTCTACTTTCTGTGAGTTCTGTACTTTGAAATATATCAGGAGTCGTATTGACTCTTTTGTGGGTTTAAGAGCAAATACTTTTAAGGCTTTGATTCTTGGTTCCCAAGCAGCTATACCATCTTTTACAAAATTCTTAATCATCAGATTAAGTGCACTTGTATTTGGCTCTTCTAAACATTCCCAAGTCCTAGAGCCAAAGTCCTCTTGCCTAAATCTTTGACCAATTTGATATGTAAGTATTGCTGTTAAGTTTTGCTTTATTAAAGCTATATCACCATTTAGAACATACCATCCTATTTTAGGCACTCTTTTTATTTCTGTTTCTTCGGTTGTATATACCATACCAGGCACTGATTCATTAGTATATGATACTTTACAACTTATCATATTCACTGACTTAGTACCAGTAAGCACATCACCCTCATTTTCTGGTAAGAATAGTAAAACTGTTTGGTTTTTCTCTAATTTTACACAGATCACTCCTTTATTAGAATTCAATGGTATATCCCATATATAAGTATATTCACTCATTCTATATACTCTCATAGACATATGAGTGAATGTAGTTTGAGGTTCTAATTCGAATTCTATTTTAATGTATTTACAGTCTTTGTTTACAAAGAATGTCCAGCAAGAACAAGCAGTGTTATTAGAACCACTTAATGTCTTTATTGATTCATACCACCATTTATTACCATCATTCTTGATACCACCCAGTTGTAATTGTAAAGAAGTTGGAATATTAGAATATGGTAAATAACCCTCTATAGCAGCTCCACCAATAGAATTACTTTTAAGAGATTTTCTATCCCCAATTACCACATCATCGGGATAGGTAGATTTTAGGAATTCTTGATCTAAAGTATCTACCTCATCTAAAAAATTACCATTAGCTATAATGTTCGGATCGGTAGAGTAATCCAAATCATGTGTAACTTTATATCTGACTACAGTTTCTATATATTCTGGTTTACCATCACTACCTATTGATTGTTCTAACTTTATGGGAAAATAAGGCCCACTACCAATTGTGTTGAGTTGATTATAGTTTGCCATTAGTTAGGTTGTTTAATAGTTTCACTTTCTATATCTTCCACCTTAGTCTCGGTTAATTTACTACCAGACCAAGATGCAACAACAGTCTTTAGAGCAGCCCCACCATCCTGAGGAGTTGGTGTCCATGATGTGAAAGCTTGTTTAAGATTGTTTATATCCTGCTCTATTTTGTTTAGTCTCTCTACTGTTGAGGTAGATTCTGGAATACCAACTTCTCCACCCTGCATTATAATACTATTCGCATCGACGTTTATATTACCGTCTAGAGATTTAATAATTATATCTTGCTGAATTATTGCAGTTAATACTCCAGAATCACTTTCATCCAGTATAATTTTATTGCCTTTCGGGGTTATAAATCCCAGTACATTGGGCTTATTCAATTCTGGAGGCATCTCACCTATGGCCCAACCATGATATGACCATAGAGGGTGTCTTGGATCTCCGTTCTCAAATTCTACATATACTATAGAACCTTCCCTTGGTGATAACCATTTGAATCCAGATCCTGGACCCCCTTGTTGATGTTTAGGGTAAGCCCAAACTTCTACTCCTCTCAATATACTTGGTAAGTATACACATACCTTATTCTGAGAATCTGGATCATAATTAGTTATAACAATTCCTCGATATGTAGAATAGAACCTACCTATTGCCTCTATACCCCTTTGTTGAATTAGTTCATATAAATTCATTGCTCTTTTGGGCTTATATCCCTATCTACTCTAAAATCAGTTCTAGCATCAAATATCTCCCATTTATGAGGATCTGTATCTTGACGTACAACTATTTGTGTACCAATCTTTGGTTTATCTCCAGTCCTATTATACTCCTCTTCCCATATAGATGCCCTATGCTTCCTAGCTTCTGCCTTAATTTTACTTGGTATCTTCCAAGCATCGGTAGTATAAGACTCTTTAGCTATATCATGAGATTTCTGGAATACTTCTTGCATATTAACAGAAGTAGATATCTTATTGATTATGGAGTTTCTTGACTTCTTTTCAAAAGTCACCTCAGTAAAATATCCCCCAGTATCAAAGCTATGTTCAACTTCTTTAGCATACCAATCACCAGAATATTTTTCACCAACATTCTTGATCTCAATAATCTGAGAAGACTCCATTGATGGGTTACCAACAAACTTAGCTTTGGATTTAATCTGGCTATTTACTGATTCTATTATGTCATTAGACATAAACTCTCCAAGGGTAGCAAACAATGGATCAGATACTACTCGTACACCGGGTACTTGTACTTCTAATTCCATTTCTATAAGTACCTTTGAACGATCTGAACCAGGATAATCATAGGGATAATCTCCATACGGTCTTTCATCTGAAGATCCTTGAATGACTAAGTTTATCTCCTTGTTCTTTTTAAGAGCATTATAACCTTGTCTCCATCTATTTTGCCAATAAGCTTTACTATCCTTAGGAGCATATTGTAATGGATCTACTTGTATCAATACCTTCCTCTTTATAATAAAATAAGATACTTCATCGGGTGGAAGAGGTAATTTAGGAGCATCTTCTTCATCTACCTTTATACCTTGTCTTACCTTATTATTAAAGTCTAATAAAGCTTTCTCATATTCATCTAACTTCCTCAAATAAGTTCTCCATTCTGACTCTATCTGAGAATTGTATGCTTTAACCTCTTCTTCAGTTAGTGAGGGATTTGAGGCTATTTGCTGCTTAGCATCCTCTACTGAGTTGTATACAGTACGTGTAGTTTTAACCGTATTTAATTTACGACATACAGAAGATAATGTTTCAAGAGATCCCTTTATTTTAGACATCCTGGTTACATCTCTCTGTATCAATAGTGGAGTAGCTTTATTCCACCTTACATAAGCATCCGGCTTACATGGATCATCATTTGTAGGTACACATTGAACTAAATCAGTTTCTACCGTTTTAGTATCTGGATCCACACTTGAAGCTTTACCAGCCTCTATACTTTGAACATATTTGGTTTGAACTCTGAATTCCAATAGTTCACCAGTACCACCAGCATAAGTATAAGCAAATACGGTTTTACCAGATTGCTTACCGTTATGTATCTCTATCTTATTATCCCGAGTATCCACAAAGTTTGGCCCACCAGCCATAGCCTTAGCAATACCAACTAACTGAGAATACTTATTCAGGAATGTAGCTGAACCAACAATAACGGTTCCTTCCGCATAAGTTGCTGGTACTGGTCTTAATTTATATCTCTCTGGATCCTGATATGGTTTGGCTAAATTACTTGGACTAAGGTCTAGTATTTTTACACCCACCAATCCATCATCTACTTCCTCATTATTTTGTATCTTTGTATAACAAGGTAAGCAAGGCTTACTTTTCTCGTTGCTCTGTTTTGCCATCACATGGATTATTATCTCTTATTTCCAAATGTACACCAGCTTTCTCAGAATAATCAATTACTGTCATTGGCATATTACCCATGGCTAATTCATTGAATACTTCCAGATAATCGGTCTTATCTCCCACAAATTTTGATGGCTCTGCTTCCAAGAACATCTTTGCATCAGCAAATTCTATGGTAAACCTTACACCATCTGGAGTAAATTCTATCTGATGACTTTTTACATTCACTAGCCTTACAGGACTAGACTTAAAAGAGCTATCACTAAATATCCATCCCCACTGTATTTTCAAAGGCATTTTGAATTGCAGAGATGGATGATCTACTATATCCACAAAGTCAGTTACTATAGTAAACTTACCTTTGTCTCCTTTACCTTCAGTATACTTGTAATTAAAGTTCTCTACCTCCATACCGATTGGCAGGTCATTGAAGATATCCATTATTGGAGATCCTGCACCATCGAATATTGCAAGATATGGTGTACCATTACCATTTAAGAGAACCGGTTTGCTATCCTCCATAGTTTGGTATGATTAACTCCATATCTGCATGAAGGTCCTCAAATGGATTGAGTATATCATTGGCATCAGCAATCACTCCCCAAAATCCAGAATCACCATAGTACTTGAAGGCAATGTTCTGTATGGTTTCTCCTTCAAGTACGGTGTGTATTAGATAATCGGTAGATATAGATGATATATTTCTTTCCAATGAGATATCTCCATCTGGGAACTTTATTACATAACTATCATCATAGGGACTTGTTCCAGGAATAGTTACCATAATTATTTAGTTTTGTGTGCCTATTCTCTCTGTATCAGTATTTTCTAGAGAATCTACTTCCCCACCATCAAGAATTACTCCAGGCGTATATTGCAATTTACTAGATGGAATTATTTCTTCCCAGGTTCTATTGTTTTTAGTTACCCTTTTGAAAGTGAGAGTTTGAGTAGCACAGTTGGGTAATAATTTAAGGTCGTATGGTTGGCTAACAGTATTAGTTATCCTCTGACCAGTATCTGGATCATTATCATATCTCCTCATCATACGAGAAGCATTCTGAAAGTTAGTTAACTCGTATGGAGCTGAAGCCAATATGAAAAGGTCATCTTCAAATAATCCAGAATTTCCCCACTGTATTCTTAAGGTAGGGGGAGAAGATATATACCCATCAGCTCTTGCCCATGATTCCAATAGCCTGCATTTATTGACTACATCATCCCTGTGATCTGCATCTATTGAATACCATGATATATCAAAGGTTATGGTATCTTCTCCACCTGTATAGAAATAGAATGGATTGTTACGACCCATGGATTTAACAGCTGCCCAAGTAGCAGCGGGTTCAACCCTTAACCTATCTGGACGATTCTGTATCACTAAACTAATTGCAGGTGATACATTCAGGTTAGCTATTACTATATCATTCTTTATAAGTTCAGAGGTTAACTTATTAGCTAAGGTATAATCAATAGATTTAGCTTTTAATATTTTATCTGGGTCTACACCTGATTTCTTAGCTTCTATGATATCTTTATACCAAGGATTTTTAGATTGAGCTGTAGAATATGAACCATTTCTAGCTATATGAGCATTAATGGCATCAGACTCTTTATTTTTTTCATCCGGCTCAGCTTTAGCCATTGGAGAAGTCTTCCTATTAATTAATATAAGAGATCTCCATACCTTATTTATTGGGGATTGAAATATTCTCCCCTGCTCAAGTTCAACTACCTCTTGAGCTACTTTTCCAACTGGTTTTCCTATCAGTGATGCCATAATTGTTTAGTTTACTCCAGCAGCTACATTTATTTCTGAATCTCTCTCGTTGAGATATTCTTCGAATACCTTTTTACCGTCTATGTTAATGATAGTGGTATTGCCCTTATTCTCTCTTTGATTAAGCTTTTCAGTATATAATCCTAGAGTCTGTACTAACCACCTCATCTCTTGAACGGTTAACTCTTGGAGATTACTCTTTCTTAAATTGTATCCCTCTTTGCTAGCCCTAACGGCAGATGCAAGATCATTAGTTGCTCGGGTATTCTCTTCATTAGAAGCCTGATTACTTTTGATAGCACTGTATATCATTGGTCCAACTATAGATATACCGGTTATGGCTAATCCCAAAGGACCCCCAAATAACCCTACTATTCTAGAACCAAATCCAAGCAGTCCTCTACCAACAGAAACCAATGCACCACGAGAAGCAGCATTAGCAGCTGCAGCTCCTGCACCAGTACCCATAAGAGTTCTTGTCATCCTACCGGCATTAGTTGTAGTTACCATAGCTGCTGGTACTGCAGTCCATCCAGAAGCTCCTCTACCAGTATTAGCATAATATCTACCATTGGCTCCCATTTTTGCTGGAATATTACCATTATAGTAATATCTTGGTAAACCAGCTTCTGCAGCAACCATAGTAGCACTTGCTCCTATACCAGCTTTACGTTGAGCAATGATAGCTCTCTCCATATTAAGGTAAGCTTGGGCAGATATAGTAGCCTGTGACCAACCTCCAATCAATAATCTAACCATTGATCTGAAGGTAACTTGAGTATCACCATTAAGTATTAACCATCTTGCTCTCCAGTTAGCTATCTTATTGGTAATCCATAATACACCAGCACCTATACTTGCTAACCCAGCTATCCAAGGTCCAAATGGAGTTGCCATTAGGTCACGTACTTGAGATATTGCCCAACCTACCATATCAAGGAATCCCATAATGATAGGATTATTCTGTATAGCCTCTGCAAAAGTAGTCATAAGGTTCTCTGCAGCAGACTGAATTATATCAATCTTACCTGCAAGAGTTTCCATACGTTTTGCTACTACTCCTTCTGCAAAGCCAGCCGATTGGTTTTGTATCTTATCTAGAAGATCAAAGTATCCTTCAGTATCTCTCATTATGGCAACTGCAGCACGCATACCACGTACACCAAAGATACTCTTTAATACTGCATTCTGATCTACAGTTGATAAGTTCTTAGTAGCTTCATTTATTTTACCAAGAATTACACCAAAATCTTGAAGATCTCCGGTAGCATCAACAAAATCTTTTTTACTCAATCCCAGTCTAGCTAAAGCTTTAGCTCCCTTGAAATTTGGATTGGTTATGGACTGAGTTAAGTAGTCTGCCATATTTCTGATAGAAGTACCTGCCATAGAACCTTGTATACCTGCATTACCCAAGGTACCTATCATAGCAGCTACTTGAGGTAACTGTTGTCTCAGAGTTACCATGGATGCTGCGGAATATTTGATAGATTCTGCCAAATCCGTCATGGACATATTAGATGCCATAGCAGCTTTAGTAAGCTGGTCACCAACTAATGTAGCAGCTCTTTCACCTTCCAATCCGAAGGTTCTCATTATATTGGTCAGTAAGTCTGCAGTACCTCCTTTACCTCCCAATTCCATTCCTGTAGCATTGGCCATCATTGCAGCACCAGATATCATTTCCTGTATCTGATTTGCATCATTACCAGCCATTGCTAAGTATTTCATACCTGAAGCTATATCTCTTGACATGAACATGGTCCTCAAACCTAATGTCTGGGCAGTTTCTGATAATCCAGACATCTGTTCATTGGTAGCTCCAGAGATAGCTCCCACTGAAGTCATCATATCGATGAAGTCAGCTCCAGTTGTAATTGTAGTAGCTAAGGAAGACACTATATTACTGGCTATACCACCAAACATATTTGTATATGCCTGAACAGCGGTTAAGTTAGCCTGTACAGCATTCTTAGCATCCCGATGTAAACCTCTTATAACAGAGCTGGCTTCTCTTGCTTGGTTAGAAAACCTATCTTGTAAGACAAGAGCTATACCTATCTCTAGTTGTCCTGCAGAAGGACTACCACTTGTAAAAGCCATATAGTTTCAGATTTATAGAACAAAAGAGAGATGACCCTATGTATGGGTCATCTCCTTTTTTAGTTGTTCGTAATATGCTTCGGCAGCTTCTATAAATTTCTTCCTACGCCGCCATGGGAGCTTTGCTAGAGTGTTAAAGTCAATACTAATCTTTGCTCTAACAATATATAAATATACATCTTCTAGTTCTCCCGTGGGTAGAAAAAATTATCTACTGCCATTACTGGTACCATAATACGTTGACCAGTATCTGGGTCCTCTATTTGAGTAGTTCCTGGGAATATTGGATCCATTCCTTTAACAGTGGAACGAATATCCATCATATCCTGAGAGGAAAACATTCTGAAGTTTTTAACGATCTCGTAATTTTCACCTACTTTAAGTTTAAGGTTACGAGCAATTAATTCCTGGTTCTTAGTTCTCTCGTTCATTGGTAAATTCATTACGTATGACTCACCTTCAGCACTGAGTAAATCAAAGCAAAGTTCTTTACCACTCTTAGTTGTAAATGTTATCCCCTTTGACTGTTTTGATACTGGATAAAATGGTATAGCATTCGGTTTTGCTTCCATTTCCTGCATTGTAGGAATTGTACCATAGTCAAAAAGGAACTCTTCTTTAAGATCTACTTCATAATCAATGGTTCTTACTTGACCCTCTGCTGGGCCTTCCCAGTCATACCTGAATTCAAGAGTTTTTCCCAGAGAGAATATACGAGAATTTATCATAATCGTATACCTATCAAGAGATGGCATTTTTTGAACATCATCAGCTGTGAGTAATCTTGTAGCCGTAATATCGGTATCTGTTACAATACCAGCAATAAATTTAGAGATGTTCATAAATGTTTTTGCATCTACTGGGTTTGAGAGAATATCATCATCCTCTCCATTCTGTTCCCGTATGGTTACTTCATAACCACTTGGTAGTTTAAAGGTAAGTTTCTTACCATAAAGTGTTTGATCTTCCATTGTGTTGAGTTGTTAAGTATTCTGAAAAATATAGTATTTTGTAACGAAAAAGGGAGAGTTCATTGCTGAGCTCTCCCTTAGTGATTCACTATTACAGCTTCTCGCAGGTATCTACTGAGAACTCCAAATCCTCCAGAGTGTTATCCGAACTCATTCGGTCTAAGTCCTGTCCGTTTACCTTGCAAGGCCATACTCCGGTACATGTCCAGGAGTTAAGGATAGATACTCCATCCTCGGCCAGCTCATTGATGAGTACCGTTTCCTTATACTGGCTTGGAGTTAAACCCCCACCAAGCAACATATCCTGAACTGACATAAGCCAATCCCATAACCAAGTATCTGACCCAGAAGTAGTTTCCAATTTGGAAGCTGTTAAGTTTCCAACTGATACTCTACCAGCTGTTTTTACATCGTAATTTACATCACCATGTGAAACTTGTTCAATACTTACCTCTGGTATACCAACCTTCTGAAAGAGGAATGCGTTTATGGGATGTTTGACAAATACAATTTGCCATAAGAACTTCTTCCTCGGATTTTTTACTTTAGCTCCTGCCATAGTATTATATCATTTATTTGTTTATTACTGTGCGGATATGGATATCTCACCAGTGCTCTTATTTACAGAAACATCTATGATAACATCCATCTCTATATCCTGCATTGGAACAATTTCCTTATACTTCAGCTGAGCCTTATACTTACCCTGACGAACATCTGCCTCGTTATTAACCTGAAGATCCTCATAGCTCTGTGCATCCTGATCTCCTAACCATGTGTAGGTAGTTATTGCTTTACGATTCTGCAAGTCATCCAGAAGATCCTTTGCTTCGTAGTATATCCTTTTCCACGTTTCAAAAGTATTAGGCTCTTCTATATAGCTCTCCAGAATAGGTCTAAGATTCTTCTTCAGATACAGGTTAAGACGTACTATAGAAATGAACTTCTCTGAATCATCCACTGGATTAGAAGTGAATCCATTCCAAAGCATAGTACGTTGCCCCTGGGTACGAGTGTTCTTTATTACGAACAGGTTCATATACCACTGAGCAAACTCATTGAGAGTATCTATATCAGCAGGACCACCTAAGTTCTTCATCACTGGACCTAATGCAGAAGCAATTACACCACGATTCATACCAGAGAAGGAATACCAAGGCCCATAAGTAGAAGCACATATTGAATCTAATCCGGCTACAGAACCCAATACATCGCATTTCTGAAGAGAACCGTTTTCATTGTAGTATTTAATACCACCTCCGAAATATGCTACCTCTTTCTTTGGCCCAATAGTCTGAACCATAGTCTTCAGAGCAGTGAAAGTTTCATCTACTGTTGCTGGAGTACGTGTTCCTGCTGCATACTTGGGAACTTCCACATACAAAATGTTCTCAAATGTATTATGTACATCATTAGCTACAGCAATATATACCTTAGTATAATCGTCTAAATGCTGATGTATATGAGAAAGTATTACAGAGTATGCCTCGTAATATGACTTACTTGCTTTATAAGCAGAAATCCACTCATCTGCAGTCGGTTTAGTACCTGCACTACCCTCAGAGCATTCCATGTATACATTAGTATCACTTACTTCATCAGTACTTACAGTTCCAGAAGTAATCTTGCCCACCATTATCATGGAGTTCCAATTAGAGAACTGGCGCAGTATAGAAACTATATCCTCCATTGTCTGAATACCAGTTGCAAGGTTTTTCATAGTACCCTGACCATCTGCATTCTTACCTTGAATAGCCTCGAAAGTGATATTCGGAGCATTATCCAAGAAATTCTGTAAAGTATCTACATTTATAGAAGGAGTAGTTACACCATCAGTTGTATTTGCTGATACAGCAGAGAAGAACAGTGTCTCATTTAAGATACTGTCATAAGTTGGTATCTGAGTTTCCTCATCTCTTGCCCCATACTGAATAATACTTGCACGTAACGATGGTTCCTTTGATACATTTAATTTTAAGTAGAAAGGACGGTTCAGATTTACTCCAGTATTATCAAGTACTGGAGAACCTGCTTCTCTAGTGCGTATAGCCATATTCATTGTAAGACTATTTTCTGCTCCACTGGGATCAGAAATTACTATAGAGATAATAGCAGATCCATCTAGAACTGATACAGATGGTGCACTCAATTCAGCTGGAGTTACTGACATAGGTTTTGCCCATCCATAAGTAGCTCCACTACCAGCTACTCTTGATACTCGAACCTTTGCACCCATTTCAAGTGCCTTCATTATGTTCGATACCGAACCATCCGGAACTATCTCCGAACCAAAAATACGAGTGAACTGAGATGGGCTAGATATCAAATCACTTGGGTCTTCTAACGGACCCTTGGTAGTACGAGCTACCATGTTGATTACGCCCAACAGAGGAACACTAGATTGCACGTTCAGGTTCTTAAAGTTGAACCTTACTCTTGGAGTCTGTGGCATATTTAATTATATTAAAGTGTTATTAAGCAATAAATAATCCATTTGTTGACCAGAAAATGGGAACTGATAATTCCCAGCTCTAATTCTGGTATTTCTATCCATTGTATTAAGGTTAGGATCAGACTCCTTAACCTTATCCAAAAGTATTTTTAATTTTTTGTCCATATTATGGTACTTTTAATGTATAATCGGCATTTTCTAGAAGAACAGAAATATCTCGTATTGGAGTAAGTAACTCCGGTTGAATATTTTTATCTAATAAGCAATCCTGTACTTCAAATTGGTATACTTTTTCCATTAACCCATTATCCAGATCTGGCATATTGTAAAAGTTTACTATCCTAAGGAATATATTTCCTGTGAATAGAAACTTAGGTTCATCGTAGGGTTTTAAGTAACCTCTTTGAGGTACAGACCAGAACATAATTTGGTGCAACAATCTCATATGTTCTGAAGAATGAGCACATAATCTTATGTTCATATATTGTGATAGGGTTTCATAGGGTACTTCTGTTGCTGTATAACCTATGCCCTCTTCTTTCTCGATTATTTGTCTCGGTAGTCCAATATCTCCAGGATAAAATCCTTCGGAATCAACTACTATACGAGGGGTTTCTTTTATACCTCTTGAATGGTTATTACCAACTCCGAATATACATATATAGAAACCCTTGTCATCTTTTATCTTTTTAAGATCTTCCTTAAACCTTTCAGCATTTTCTGCACTTGTTGGAAGATAGTCTTCTGGGTTTATAGTGTAGCCCAATTCAATGGCCATATTCAATAGAGCCATGTATATGGACCTCTCTATAATTTCCTGAGAATTTACCATTTTACTTGATTGGGTCTTACACCATATTTTTGAAGTTCTCTACGTATCTCTGTTAGTATAAGTTGTTTTAACCTATTCTTACCACCAACAGCTTTAAGAGACGGTGACCACACTGGTCTTGATGGAATCCTACCATCGTTGGATCCAAATTCTAATATTATGGCTAACTGATTTAATGTTAAACCTTTCTGAGATGATCTTCTTGTTCCAATTGGTAATCCTATCAGAACTCTAGATTTATACCTATATAACCCAACTGACCTTGAATAAAGGCCAGTCAGGTTATAAATAGGATGTTGTCCCCACCTTTGGATAGTAGCTGGGGATAGCGGTTGCCATGTTACTCCACCACCAACAGGTGGTATACCCAAAGTTAATGACTTCTTTACTATTGCAAGTAGGTTTCTTGAGAACTTATCAACGGCTCTATCATACCCTATTTGCATACTTTGACCAAGGTTACTTACTAAAGCTTCAACAGTTTGCCATTCACCGTTTAACTTTACTTGAAGAACCAGGTCAGATATTTTAGGTAGAGTGATATTAACCGTTCTTGCCATTGTTAAAAATGTTTATCGTAAAAGTCCTTTAACTTAGAGTAAACAGTTCTAATTACACCTTCCTTATGATAATGGTACTCACCAGCATATCCTTCTATTCCACCTAGTTTATTTGCCCACTTCTCTGTCCAGAATTCGTAGTAATTATTCTTTCTATTATGAAATAGGCAATGAAGACCACTGCATAATCCAACTATGGGTAAATATAATGGCCCAAGTATCCTTGACTGTATGCAATGACCAAACTCATGATCATAGGCAGGTTCCTTTAATCCAGATCTTTCAGAAAGGAAGATATAATTTCCCAAACTTACACCCCCATTCATTGTAGGAGCTACATAAAAAGCAGTGTTTCTTTGTTTTAGGATTCTTTTCTCTCCTTTCAGAATTATTCTATAAATAAGTCCGGCCAGGTTTTGGGGTAGTTGCCAAATATACAAAAGGATATGCACCAGAGTATGCAAGAACTTACCAAACTTAGTTTTATGTTGATGTTCTTTTAAGATACTGGACATTGCCTATTCTTTCTTAATGGCTGCCTTTATTTTGAGATAATGAGCAAAATATCCGGCAATGAAATACACTATCGGATATAAAATGAGCAAGAATGCTACCAGTCCGTTGTCCAGCCATCTCCAAATACAAGAGAAGATTATTACTGAGGCTATTAGCAATGCTACATACAGCCATCCAAGTTTTGATATTTTCATAATACTTTTATTTTAGAAAATGTATACTCCTCCATCGTAGAAGTTAAATAACTCTGATTTATTTACAGACCCAGTGATAACTAAGTAATATACATTGTTATCACTATTAGGTACGTTAGTAAACTTTGTAGAAGAACCAACTCTTACATCTCCATCTTCATAAGTCACACTCTTTAATAATTGGGTTCTTGCCTTATTATAAATGGATATCGTAGTTTCTGTACCTGGTGAATGAGGAGAAATACCCACAGTAAAATTAATTGCAACCTTGGATGGAGTTGGGGGTACTACACCAGCACTGGTTACATACTTTAAATACATAACCACTTTTTTGTTAGTATCCATACCAACTAGGGTCTCACCAATATTATCCTCTGTATCGGATTTAAATGTTATCTCACCAATCTTACCGTTATATTTCTCGTAGAACTCTACTACTGCATTACAATCCTCGAAAGTACCTTTTGTACTGGGTCCTAAATTTACTTCCAAGTCATAAGGGTATGGCTCATCTCTTTTTAACTCCATACCTATGAAACTTGTTGTGTATAAATCCTCCATACTAAATCCATAGAATGGATCTTGGATACTACCTGTTGGGAAGGTATGAGCAACTGATTTAGAAGTTAATACACCATCAAGTAAATTTATCCTATAAATTAAAGTATCACCAAAGTTAACTTTTGTAGTACCACTTATAGTGTTAGTACCATAGTGATCTTTATCTATATTTACCCCTCCTAAGAATGTATCAGTAGCAGTACCGTACTTCCTTAAATAAACTCTGATGTTTAATACCCAGTTATTTTCTGACTTAACTGATATCATAGGAGTTATATTCCCCTCCGCTGATAATCTGCTAGTAATTACATAAGGATCATTACTAAATGGTACATTTACAGTTCTTGTAGTTAACGGATTTTCTGGGTTACCCTGTATTATGGATAATCCCATACCAGAACTATTCTCGAACTGGTATGTAAGAGTTTTTGGCACTGTTTTACTTGTACCATTCTGTGAAGCAAAAAAAGCAGTAAGCATCCTACTTATAGTTTGTCACGTTTACAAATGCTCTAAAGGTTATATTAGTAGTCGACGACGTTGTAGGCACAAAGTGAATAGTATATACCTTTCTACCAGATGTAGCAGTAAATCCATCAACACCATCTGCTTTATATACTATACCTACTTGATCAGCAAACTTTACAGTAACACCATATGGAACGTCTATTACAGCATCACGGAATGGACCATTCTTTATTTGTGCAGTAAGCAAACTTGGAACTTGTACTTTCAGGGTTCCAGATGTCAAATTAGTAGTTAGATTCTCTCCTGGGATAACTGTTCTATTTCCTGATGGGAATGTCGTTAATACACCATCATGCGGTTTTACGTATGCCTTAGTAGCAAAATTATTTATACCAGCCAAATCAAGCATACCTGTTTCACTACCATCACTCTCTATGCTAGCTATTATATCACTATCTGATGAATAGTTACCTATCCACTCCATGACATAACTCTGGTCGATCAAGTATGTGTGTATAACAGAACCACCACTGAACAGGAATACAGAGTAATCTGATGAGGATTGATCATTAGCAATGATTGCTATTTTACCGTTTGCCTGTGCAACACGGAATCCTAAATTCAGACCGTCTGAGGTTATTCTAACACCAATTCGGTATAGAAGTCCATTAACTAATTCCTGTAAATTATTAGCTGCAGTTGGATCCCACGTACTTGAGGTATTTTCATCGAATAAAGTTGGTGCAGCTACTAAAACCTCTTCAGCTTTTATATCACTACTAGACCCACTACCTTTTAATTCCCATATAGTCAACCAAACACTAGTAGAATTCTTTATAGTAATATATACATCTGAATCATTTTTAGATATAAATGTATTCCATTGATCTCCTGTTGCAGCATAGCATTTTATGGCATAATTTGCTGGATATGAGGAAGTACCAGGGCCTAAAAACTCTACAAATATGGTTTTATTACTTGTACTATCATACCATAATACACCAAACGGATGTAAAGCTGTTAAATTACCAACACAAATAAATCTAAATCTGTTACTAGAACCAGTACCAGATCTCATACCAGCAAAAGCCTGAGCTTTCAATAACAGAGTTCTTAAATTATCTGTACCAGAATATGGTGATGGATTAGACAGAGGTTCATTTATAGTACCTGAACCACTACTACCATCATTAGCATTAGTATTTAAGAATTTATTTATGGAGATTGATATTCTATTTTTTAGAGTAGACATAATAGTTTTATCATCAATCTCCATAAAACTAGTCCAAGTAGTATTTTTGAAAGATTCTATATCATAATCTATAGAACTACCAATTAATACTACTGCGGCTACTTTATCTGCTGATGGGTTCTTTATTGCAAATCCTATATATTGATTTACTGTTAAAGTTGCTAATGAACTTATCGGGGTAAATATCCTTATTCTATTTGAAGCTATAGCAGAAACCAAATATTTTAACACTTTAAGAGTAGAACTAGTTTCTAACATTCCAGTAGAACTAGTGGGTATCGGTATATCACTACTAAGATTTATTAAAGTAAATAACCTAGCTATATCTATTGAAGTACCGTATTGAGTATCTGATACCTGCAATTTCTCATTGCCATCAAGGATATTTTTCTCCTTGAGAGAATTTATATCTACGAACTTTGCCATATCTATTGATTGTTTTTAGTATCT